TTCCTATACTCCCAATTATATTAAGTCCTGTTATATTACCACTTGCACTAATGTTACCGTTTGTTATTATATTACCTGAAGCTGTTAGATGTGTTATTCCAAATATAGAGTTACCATCTAAATTTATAGCCTGAGTTGCTTTGTGGTTTCCTAAATTATCACCCCCGGCTACTGCTGCTGCTAAAGATGAAGAAACATCATTAAAACCTGGTATTGTAAAAACACCACTAACTTCTAAACCACCTGATGTAATTGTTTGATTGCCCCCAAAAGATATAGGAAGAAGACTACCGGTTCCGTCTGCTAGGTTAGTCCCGTCTGTTTGGACGACTTTTTGGTAAGTGTCCTGTATGTTTTGTCCTGTTAAGTCGTTTAACGCCATTTATAACCATTTTTATTTCTTTTTTTCAAGAACTTTTAGTACACCGTTTATCACTTTACCTGTGTTTTTCACGTTATTTTCTTTAAGATACGTTGCTACTATATTATTTAGTTCATTACGTTTATATGAAATATTATCTACATTTATATCCTCTTTTATTAATAATTTAAATAGATTTATTACATGGTCTTTTTCAGTAATGGTTGGTTTTTCATTTTTAACTTTAACCTCTACTTTAGCTTCTATAATAGGTTTTTTAGTTGTTTGTGATTTAACTTCAACAGTTACTTTTTTACTTGCATCTACTTCAAAATCGCTTTCCCAAGGTGTAAAATAAGTGTCTTCAGCTATAACTTCTAAACGAATGTTACCTGAAGTATTTTCATCTATTAAACCTTTTAATTTTCTAATTGGGATTTTACACTTTCCACCAGAACTAATAGATCCATTAAAAAGTAATGAGTAGTCAGAAGTTTCAACTACTAAGCGTGCTTTTGATTTACTTAAACTGGCACCCTCTAATTTAATGTCACACTCAAAGAGTTCAGACTTGTCAGTAAATAATTTATACATGAGGTTATTTTGTTATAAATATAAAATAATTATTAAAACTTGACATTTTCTGTTAGTACTTCAATGCCTAATACTTTTTCAGCTAATAATTTAATGTCTGATACTTTTATTTTATAATTTTGGATTTGTTTTTCTTCTTTAATAGTTTTACCTTGAACTTTACAAATGAGTTTTACAAGACGTTTTTTCTTATCTGTATCAAATTGATTCCAGACTTGGTCTTCTATAGCTCCACTTATAACTTCTCTAACTAATTCTACTTCTTCCCATGTAAAGAGATTGTTAGAAAAACTAAAATTTGCGTCTTCCCATTTTATTGGTGTACCCATCTATTATCCTACTGAAATTTTAAGATCTGTTCCGTCTCTAAATAATCTACCAGCTATGTTAGGATCTGATGTTGGTAAATTTGTAAAATCTACTTGATCACCATCTATTTGAAGATTACCACTTCCACTTATATTACCATGTACTGTTAATTTTTCTGCTGGTGTAGATGTTCCAACACCTAAATTGGCTGTACTGTTTCCTGCTTCTATAAAAGAATTTATATTTCCCCTTGATTGAAAGCTTGTGTTTAAAGATGATTCTTGATACATGTTAAATTTTGCATTAGTAGCACTAGTCATGTCAAGTTGTTCAACTATAGTTGCATTATTGGCTAATACATTTCCACTTGAACTTATATTACCTGAGGCTGTTATTTCACTTGTAGTAAAACCACCATTAGCTAACGCTAAATTGTTACCAGCTTTTGTAAAATGTATATTTGAACCCCCAAATCCCTCAAAATAAAGTCTTCCTACAGTTGTCATATTCGCTGCCGTCACAGTACCACTTGAACTTATGTTACCTGAGGCTGTTATAGGTAAATTTAATGCAATTTTAGACGTATTAAATTTAGCTATTATTACGTCATTACCTTCAATTACTACTGTATCAGATGCAAGTTGTATTCCAGTGTTTGCATCTCCTACACGACTAAATAATTGATCTGATTCTATTTTATTAGCTATAATAGTACCACTTGCACTTATATTGCCCGAGGATGTTATGTTTGTTGTAATTATATTTCCACTTGCACTTATGTTGCCTGAGGCTGTTATGTGGTTTTCTACTTCTAAAAAAGAAGAACTTAAAGTACCTACAAGTATTTGAGTTCCTGTTTCTGCTAAATTTAATTGTGAGTCTATTAAATGTTGGTATTGTGTTTGATTAGGTACATCACCTGTTTCAAAGTATCCCTTTAATGTTTTTTTATTTTGTTTTGCCATTATGCTATTATATTATTTTGTCCTATTGTTTGATATCCAACTCCTGTTATTTCTTGTTGTATATTTTGTGCTCCTACTAATTCTCTTATTTCTTCTCTTGTTCTTGGTTTGTCAAATGTACTTACTGTTTCAGTAGTAAATTTAACTGTTGATTTACTAAAGTGTTTTTGTGGTTGTGATGCTAATTTAGTACTCATAGCATCTGGTATAATATATCCTTGTAAATCTAAACCAAAGGTTGTTTTAACCATTCTGTTAGTTCCTTGTGATACTTCTACATTATTAGCAAATGTATCTATTCTTGCCATAAATTTAAATCTTTCAGGATCACCCCAATAAGCATCAGAAGAATAATTTATAGCTTCTACTATTTTATTATTTTGAGCTACATAATCTGTCCATATAATAAATGAATATTTTAACCTAACATAATCAGGAATGATTACATTATGGAATTCTCTTTGTGGAGCTCTATTCTGTAATAGTGAAAAATTATCATATTGGTTTCTTTTTGTATATTTTACTTGGAATGTTTGATAAAGATGGGGATTATTAGCATCCATTTTATTACCTAAATCTCTTCTCTTTTCAACACTATCTCTTTTAAACATTATGATAGGTGCTTGAATTTTTCCTTCTTTGTCTCTAAAGTATCCATCTCGTTGAACTCCTTTCCATCTTTCAGGATTACCATAAACTAAAGGAACACTTACTCTATCTCCATTATTAATTACTGAGGGTTTTATAACATTGTGAAAATAATAATTTATAGCTTCATCATGGTCTTGTAAACCTATAGAAACATCTTTTATATTATCATCATCCCTTCTTGTTATATTTCCTCTATTAGAGGGTTTTTTAGTAGTTGTGCTTTTTTGTGGTTGGATATTATTAGGCACCACATCTTCTACTGGAAAACTAGGTTTAGCAGGATCAACTGCTGCTGGTTTTTCAACGTTAGGAGCCAATAAATTATTTCTTAATTTATCATTTCTTCTTTGCGGTATAGGTCTATTAAAATCAGCCATTATAATGGGTTAACTGTTCCGTCTGTTACTTTATTTGTTGTTGGGTATTTCCCTCCTCTTAAAGGTATTAAATTTAATTTTTCTACTAATGATAAATGGGTATTTACAATTATTGAAAAACTGTCTCCAAAATCTACTGTTCCCGTTGATATAGCGTAATCTGGGTCTCTACCCATAATTAATTGGTTTTCTATTTTTGAATCTACTTCATAAAAATTATTTCTAAAAAGTAATAAATCTCCCACTTCAGGTATTAAATTTAAGTTTCTTAATTCTTCTTTTAAAAACTGATAACCAACGGTTTGATCAACGTCAGACCCGAAGTCATTGGACGACCAAGCCTGATCTTTTCTATCGATTAAACACGCGATTCTTACGGGTTCATAAAACATTTTACCCATAGATTCCCCATAAACATTAGCTGTTGTGCGTTCAAGAGCAAACTTATAATATCCAACTTCTGTTTGAATAATATCGTTAAGAAGTTCTTTGTTTAGTTTGTGAAATAATGATATGTCTCGTGATCCTCCAAATAATGCCATTATATCCTAGTTAAAGTTTCTGGTTTAAATACTACATTTTTTAACCCATCTATTCTCATGTCTGTTGTTTTAAGGTCAGAAGTCATCATAGATTTTTTCATTGTTTCTAAATCTTGTTTAGGGTCAGTTCTAGATACAAATTTTATTTTTACTCTTGTAAATTCAATATTTTCTTTTTGTTTATAATCTTCAGGAGTAATGTTATTTACAATTGTTACTTTTTCTAACCCCCTAATTTGGTCTAATATACTAGTAATTGATACTTTTCTATCAGACATAAGAGATGCCTGTACTTGGTAAGTATTCATTACTTCAGATAGTATGTCTTTTAATTTTATCATTATCCTATATAAATGTGGTAAGGTATTTTATAATATGTTTCTTGTGTTTGTTGTGCTTCTTGATTTTTTCTTTCAAGTTGTTTTAATCTTGTAGTTTCTTCAAGTAATTCTTTTAATTCAGTTATTAATGTTGCTTTTTCTTCTTTAGCTTCAGCTAATAATCTTGTATGGTCTAATGTTGTGTCAGATCCAGGAATTGGTATTGTACCATATTTACCTCTTATACTTCCTAACATTTCTTTTGCTAATGCTAAAGCATATCTTCTTATCCATTGTCTTCCTGGTTCATTAATAAAAGAATATGTTGGATTAGTGTAAGGAACATTTGATATATCTGTTATTAAGTTAGGAGATATATTTTTTACAGGATTATTTGCTACTGATTGTACTACATATTCAAAATGTAAAGTATAATCTTTGTTAGGTATGGGGAATAATTTTAAATATCTATTATTTTCTACATTAAAATGATATCCTGATTTTCTAATTGTATCATTTAATTCAATTGCTTGTAGTTTTTGTAAATCAAAACTTAAAGGCATTAACATAAAGTTTACACCAGGTGAATAATTACCAAATCCAAAAGATTGCATTAATGATTGTATACCTGTACCAGTACCCGCATAAGGGTCAAAATATCTATTAATTGCTGCTGGTTGGTAATGCATTACCTTTTTTATATAGATAGCTTCTGATCCACTAAGTGAAGAACTAGTTGATGTTAATATGTCATATTTTTGTACTCCTCTAGTTACATTTATAGATCCTCTTTGTATTTCGTAATCTCCACCCCCACCATCTACTTCACTACCATATTGTTCAGACACATTAATTGTACCCCCCATATTAGGAGTAATTAATTTATTATTAAAATTAGACCCTGTTGAATTGCCTTCTAAAGATTGAAAGTTATTTATTATTTGAAAATTATATAATTGCGCACCATACTCATTAGTTGCTTCTTCAAAACATGTAAAAAAGTTAACTGCTTGTAATTCAACATCTACTAATGGGTATCCTAAACGTTTAGCACACCAATCTGCTGTTTGTACTGCTGATGAAGTAAATTCATTGTCTGTATCATAAAACGAAAAGGGTGTTAATGATGCATCAAAAGAGGATGAGCCGGGCCATATAGGAATGTTTGCCATTTTTAATTGGGG